CCCTGCTCTTGTGCTCTGGGAGTTGGTACCGTTTAGCTTCGTGTTCGACTGGTTTGTTTCAGTCGGTGACTACTTGCTAGCGGCCACAGCTCTTGAAGGCGTTTCCGTACGACGCGCTTTCGTCTCTCGTATGCGTGAAGTCAAAACTTCCTACTATAGCCACGCCCATCCGGCTGTCCGAACAACGGACATAACCTCGGGCTATGAGTTTAAGTTTGGAAGTTATGGGCGACGTTACACGAGAGATCCTTATGTCGTAAACCCGCTTTTCTTGTATCCTCCTGTTGATCGAGATCCCCTTAAAATGGGGCGCTTGGTTGCCGGGATGGCTCTGCTGAAAGGCAACGCTCGGAATCTCCGAGTGTAATCCCTGGAGAGCGAATGTGACCCAGATGAGGCGTATGCCTAACCCTGAAGACACGGCCTTGGATGTACTTATTACTATGTACTATGTCGTCCGAGCTATCTCCTTTGACTACGGTTTTCAGCCAAAAGCTGAGGACTGGATCGAGGAGCCGCTTTCTGACGATGAAGCAACACGACAGCGTGTCTGTGCTGCAATCCGAGACTGTGTCCACGGGACGGTAACGTCTATACTGGGACGCTAAGTAGTTTTCCTCCACCTATGCGCTTTGGCGCGAATGAAAGTGAATTATGGCAGCAGCTGCCGATCTGACCCTCAAGAACAACGCCGCCGCAAACGTGACCTTCAGCGTGTATTCGGTTGAACCCGATGCCGTTGAATGGATCGAAAGCGGCGCAACGTCGATTCTGGGGACGTCTCGTCTGCGCGTGAATCGCAAGATTCCGTCGGATAAGGCGAATGGCGTGTACCGCATCGGGGGCCGTTTGACGCGCCCCGTGGTGAACGGCACGACGGGAGTCCTTGATGGGACCCTGACCGCCAATTTCGAGATCCTTCGTCCTGCGAAGATCACGGTCGCGGAAGTTGATGAGCTGGTTGCCCGCTTTAAAGAAGCGGTTGGCCAAGCGATCATCAAGTCTGCGGCTGAGACCGGCGCAATCCCCACCTAAATCTGAAAGACAACATGACAACGACCGTTTCGATCGATGCGAACGTCGACGTTTCCCTGAGCGCGAGCTCGGGAAGCGCTGTTGTTCTTCATATCATCC